AGCTGATGGTGGTGTTACTATCGTGCATTGGAATTGTGTAGGCACAGAGAATGAAATATCTGCTCGTTCTTATGGAACAACATCACACACACCTGATGCTTCAGCTTCAGACTTTGTAGCATTTGATGACCTAACTGAAGAAGTGGTTTTAGGTTGGGTTCATGCTTCTATAGATAAAGACGAGATTGAAGCAAATATAGCATCAAAGATAGATGCTTTAGCAAATCCAACAACAGCAAGTGGAGTATCTTGGTAATGTCAGAAAAAACAAACGTAATCACTATTGATGGCAAAGAATTTGATTTTGAAAAAGATCTAAATAAAGATCAGCAATATTTCATTAATCAAATCAGAAGTTGTCAGACTAAATCTGCTAACATCAAGTTTGAGTTAGATCAGGTTTCTGCTTCTCAGGAATATTTCACAAATCGTCTTATTGCATCTATCAAGAGTGAAGAAAGTGTATCAGAAGAGGCTAAGGCAAACTAATGGAAATGGATGTACCAACTTTATGGTCAGCTATACTGACACTGGTAATACTTCCATTTGGTTGGGCATTTAACAAAATGTTTGCTGAAGTTAAAAGACTGCAAATACTACTTAATAAAACTCGTGAAGAATATGCCACTAAGGAAGACCTTAGGGATACATCAAGTCGTGTTATGGAGGCACTACACCGACTTGAAGACAAGTTAGACAAAGTTCTCTCTAGATAAAGGATAGCCAATGATAGATCCAGTTTCAGCATTTGCAATGCTGACTTCGGCTCATAATGCCATTTCCAAAATTTGTAAAATGGGCAAAGATCTTTCGTCAGCTACAAAATTTGTAACCCAATATGCCAAAGCAGAAGCAGAGTTAGGCTTTGCTAAGGAGCAAAAGAAAAAGGGTATATTTGGATCTGTAATGGATCAGGCAATAGAAAAGCACTTTCAAGAAGAAGAGCAGGCTAGATTAAAGTCAGAATTGCGAACACTTTTTTTGCTACATGGGTCAGTAGGACAATGGGAAAGGCTTCAAGCAACCATTGCTCAGGCAAGAGCAGAACACCGAAAGCAATTGCAGGAAAAACAAAGAATACAAGACCGCAATACACTGATAGTTGTCTGCACTGTTTTAGTGATAGCAGGCATAGGAAGTATAATTTTATTTGCCAATTATTTGAAATATGGCACTCCATTCTAGCTCTAAGGCAGGCAGAATAGCTGAGTTCTTTGCCTGCGGTGTCATAGAGGATTTGGGGTGGCAAACTTCTCTGTGTCAGCAAGATGGAGTAGATCTTATTGCCTTTAAGGAAAATGAATATATTCGTGTTCAGGTCAAAGGCTCTAACATCAAGAGAAGCCTAAGAAACAATGGCTTACAATTCATTATGGGAATGGGTACGAAAAAAAGGATGCCAACTCCTCAGGACTTCGACATAGCTTGTATGGTATCCACTTATCACCGCAGATGTTGGTTTGTCCATGTCTGCAACATCCAAAGAAAATCAATCCGCAGACCAAAATCTTTTTATGAAAACACCGAACTTGAATATGAGAGTTGGGAAAAGGCAGTCGATATTTTTAGGGAAATAAAGCGAAATGATAGAGGTAAATTTTAGGCTGTTTAAGTTCTTCAACAAAATCAGCACATTTTTCTACAACAAATATTGCAGTGATTTAAGAAGGAAGCAAAAACGATGACTGAGAAGGGTATACATCTAAATTTACTGAACCAACTTCGCAGACATGAGGGGCTTAGATTAGATCCATATAAATGCTCTGAGGGCTATCTTACTATCGGCTATGGCAGAAACATAGAGACTAATGGCATATCGGAAGCTGAGGCAGAATTTATGCTATTAAACGACCTTGTAGCTTGCGAGAGTGAGCTAAAAGATGAGGGATGGTATAATCAGTTAGACGAAGTTAGAAGGGCTGTAATTTTAAATATGGCTTTTAATCTCGGCAAACCAACTTTACTCAAATTTAAAAAATTTATCGGTGCGTTGTCTGATGATGACTATGAGACAGCCTCTAAGGAAATGGTAACTGGCTCTGATGGAGTAAGCCCGTCTAAGTGGGCTTCTCAGGTTGGCAAAAGGGCATATGAATTAGCTGATCAGATGCGAACTGGTCAATGGCAAGATGTTTAAGGTTCTTGTTACGATCTGTTTAATTGCTGACCCTACTAAGTGTATATTTGTTGAAAACGTGCAATATCCAGTCGTCTATGAGACGTTTGAAGAATGTAAAGCTAGAGCATTAGAGATTGGCTCAGAAGTTCCTAAATATTTAAAGGGATGGAGAGCTATAAGATGGAAATGTCAAAAGATTACAGAAGGGAAATTCACATGATACCATTAATAACAGCACTAGCCCCACTGATAGGTGATATTGTCAAAGAGGCTATTCCCGATCCCGATAAGAAGACTGAGGCTGAGAATAAGGTTAGACTGGCTTTACTGGAGAACTCAAAGCAGATTGAGGCTTCTGCAAGTCAGATTATTTTGGCTGAGGCAAAGTCAGAAAGTTGGATAGCTTCAAGTTGGCGACCTATATTAATGCTGAATATTACAGCTATAGTTTCAGTTAATTTTTTAATATTTCCATTAATAGGAGTATTTACTGGAAAAGAATTATCTATCCCCCTCCCTGCGGAATTATGGACACTCCTGACAGTGGGTGTTGGTGGTTATACTATCGGCAGATCAGCAGAAAAGGTTGCAGGAAATTTAAAAAAATAGTAAAAGTGGCTAACTGTATTTAACAAAAAAATAAGTGGCTAACTATGTGGCTAACCGAAAACAAAAACCTATATATACCCTCATTTTTAGGGCAAAAATGTCAGGCTCATAACCTGAAGGTCGTAGGTTCAAATCCTACCCCCGCAACCAATTATTCATTAAAATCAATAAGTTATACAACCTCAAAAATTTCGGTTTTTGGGGTTTTTTTGCGTTTTAAGCCTGATAACGATTACAGAGTGGCTAACAAAATGGCTAACAGTCGTCAGGTTTATTTCCCTTTTTTTGAAATAATAGTTGCATAATAGGTATAATATTGTATTATAGTGGAATACGATTTGTTTTAGAGTGGGAAACATAAAAAAGTCTAAAATAAAAAGTGGCTAACTTTAAAGAGGAGAATAAATTATGCAGAACATAAGCAGAACAAAGCCTAAATTTAGGAACAAACATAGAACAGTTTCACAGATAATTTGGGGAGCAAACTAATGAATAATCTAGAAATAGCAAAAGATTTCGTTAAAGGGTGTGACACAATCACATCTCTTTTTGTTGGTTTGGGTAAAGAAGACAAACTCTATTCTCTTTATGCTAACTGGAAAGAAACTGTTTGGGGTAAAAACGAAGTCGGTATTCCCATTGCTAGAGTTGAGTACAGAACACAGCATCTTGTAAATCTTGCTGTTGATTTTAAAACCGCTCAAGAAAAAGCAAAAACATTTTGTAAAGCGGAAAGAGTTATCAATGGTTTATATTTAGCCAAAGAGCCTAACAATCAAAACCCATATAAATTTAGGACAGCAGAAGAAATTGCTGAAGAAAAAGCTGAGAAACTCAGATACGAAAAAACCATTGATGATATTAGGTGGGTTCGTAATATGGGTGGATATGGCAGAATTGACCATAGGTTAAAGGCTAATCAAAAGAATACTTTTGAACTTAGTTATGAGCTTAGGCAAAGAGCAAATCAAGTTCTTCCCAATGTGTACAAGCAAAAGTCTAATAAAAATCTTGATGCAAAACAATTTGTTAAAACCAATTTTGAGGGTGCTAGTAAACTTAGAAAAGAAGCTATTGAGATTTCTGTTCTTAAAAAGCATTGGAAAGACGACATAATTCAACAAGCTAAGAAAACAGATTTTGTTGGTTCTGTTGGTGATAAGCTAGAGGTTGAACTTACAGTAAATAAAATTACTGGTTACGAAACTCAATGGAATTACGTCAACATTTATACAATGTCTGATAATGATGGAAACATCTTTATCTACAAGGGTTCTGCTGATTTAACTGATAAAAGCCGAACAGAGTGGTTAGCACCAGTTAAAGAAGGTCACAAGATTGTTGTTACTGGTAAGGTCAAAGAGCATAGCAAATACAGACCTAAAAACTTTGAGAAGCTATGTATCAAACAAACTAGACTAGAAAGAATTAAGGTTATTAAAAGCATTAACGTAGATTTTAATGGCAAAATTATTGAGGGAGCAAACTAATGGCTAATTATTTTATTGGAGATATCAAACCTTATATAATTGTGGCTAAAGATTATAAAGGCTTTCAGTTTCGTTATAAATCAGCGACTATGAAGTCATATGGCAGGAAGATAGCTGTTAACAAAAAAGATCTTCAGTCTATTAGAAAAGCTATGATATCTGACTTTGAAAATCATGTAACAAAAATTGAGGTTGCATTGTTTGAGGACATTACAAAGATTGCCTTAGAAAAGCGACTAGATGCAGTTGGCAGGAAAGTTAATGGTATCAGGCAAAGGTCATATGACAATGATGAGAGGCATCTAAGGCTTCACTTAACACCTTTTTTTAAGGGTACTAGCATCAAAGAGATTACCACTGGTAAGATTAACAGCTTCATTGATGATTGTGCTAATAAGGATTTATCCGCCAAATCAATCAGGCATTGTGTGCAAACCTTAAATATGGTTATGAAATTTGCAGTTGATCAGGGCTATATTTCTAGAAACCCTTGTAACTCTGACGACAGAAAAGAGATTAAAGGTGTTGTCAATGAGAGAGGCGGTTATTCGCATGACCATATAGCCAGTATATTAAAGGTCGAAAAAACTTTATATCTAGATACATTTATAGCCTTCTCAGCCTTTACTGGAGTGTCAGCTAACGAGCTTCAAGGCTTACAATGGCAAGACATTAACTTCAATAAGTCTGAGGTAACTATAAGCAGAAACGTCTATAGATATGATACTCAGGAACTTAAAAATAATTTCAGAGAAAGAATTTTAGGTTTGCCATCTCACGTTATGACATTGCTCAAAAAGTGGAAGTTAAATTCACATTGTGACCTATGGGTTTTCCCTAATGCCAGTGGTAAAAACCCATTTGAGCAAAATGCTATGAGAAAATTAATTGCGACTGTCTGTAAACACGCAGGAGTGCCTGACTATGGCATTGGTGGTTTTAGGAAGTATTTTAACACCTCTATGATTGGTGAAGTGCCTGATCATATTAGGAAGGCTCGTATGGGGCATAGTAAGAACTCTAAGACTGCTGAGGTTCACTATACTGTTATCGATTTAGAGCAGGCTAGAAGTCCAATGCAAGCTGAGAAAATATTGCAGAAATTATTGGGCTAGATATCGTCTATAATGTTTCTGCTATAGATGTATGTAGCCCCCCTTTTATTTTTTAGGGGTGGCTCGTCTTCAACTTCAACATTCTGATCAGACCAATCATCTTCAGGTAGGTCTTTATTTTTCTCCCTTAATTCATCAAATATCTTGCTAACTTCATAGTTGCCATCTCTTCGCATATCGTGGCAGTTAGGACACATAAAAGGCTTTAGACGTTTGTGCATACTCGGTGGCATTTCTTTTCCACATAATTTGCAATAATCAAAGGGATTTAAACTCATCTTCTAACCTTTGTTGCTCAAATCTATAATCATCGAAACATTTGTGTCCGCAAAACTTATCTTTTTTGGCATTGACAAGTCCTGCAAATCGCCAATCAAAAGCCTTACCGCAGTAGTCGCACTCATCCATCAGAGGAATTTGACTTATCTGTGGTCTTGTCGGTTTTTTCCATCGGCTCATTTTCACAAACTCCTGAACAGCAATCGATCATTATCTGAAACTGGCAAACTGAACATTGTTCAGCAGACCTTATCATTATTGGTCGCCAAGCTGACTTGCATCGTGGACATACTTCCATCACTCACTCCTTTTGTATCTATAGCCATCTCTCGCAGAACCTTTTTTGTATTGATAATTTGAAGTTTTAATCACCTCAGATAGCGGTGATATGCCATAGTTTACAAAGGTAGGATTAATAATAACCCTGCCCTCTTTATCACTGTCTCCATTGGGATGATCTTCAAACATCATTTCATCTTCAGCAGGAGCGACTTTTCTTTTCTTTAATTTTTTGCATATAAGCCTGATAGCACTACTGCCACTGGATCTCTCATATCGGCATTGACTGCAAGTTTTAGGGCTGTCTCTTCTTTGTTTTGCCTTCCTAAGAGGCTCACCGCATTGCACACAATTAGAAAATTTTTCATTGTCTTTTTCTACTTGCTCTTTAGTTCTGCGAAGAACTGGAATAGGTTTATTTGTCATTCTTTACCTTTTCTTCAAAAGATCCCCCAATCCCTGAATAGCCTGCAAGATCGATCCAACTATCAGTTTTTTGTGGAGAATAAATAAGTCTAGCTACTTTCAATAGGATCAGGCAGAGGATCACCTGATAGACAGTCACTTTTATTCCAAAAACGACTGACCATAACTCAGCAATCCTCTTATGGTTCTCATAGGCATCCCCGTAATCTTTTGCCCGATCACCATTAATCAACCCTATTGCAGTTTGTAAAATCTCTTCTCTTTTCATTTAGAAAGGGATTTCATCATTTAGTTCAGTAGAATTAGTTAGAGTTTGACCGCCTGAATTAACTTTAGTCGGATCAGCTTTAACTAACTTGCCTGCAATCCAATTCTCATTTTTTTGATAGACATTGGCATAAAATATTTCGCCATTAATGACTAACTTGCCATTATAGTCTGAGTGCCAATCCTCAGTTTTACGATCATTTTTATTTATGGAAATAGTTAATTCATCTACTCCATATTTTACCATTGGTTTATTATTATCCATTTAACTCTCCTTTTTTTGTTTTGAATTTTTGGATTATTTTGTCGTCAGTTGGTTTGTGTTTGACATACAAATCAGTCAGTTCTTTTAGAGTTTTTGCATTGTCAATAAGTGAAATTAGATCTACTTCAGGAGGCTTGGAGGAGGTAATACCCCCTGAAGCAGAATTACCTGAAGGAACAAAAGTGGGAGCATTGCCTTCAGGTCTTATTGTTGCGACTTCTCCATCATCGTCTTCTGAGGGTGAAGAAAGTCCGAAAATACTTTGCAATCCATATCTTTTTGCATAACTGATAGCTGACCCCATTTTTTGCGGATCATTAGGATCTTTGGAAACAATCTTAGTTCGGCTAACCCTCATAGCCCCTGAAGAGTGCATCATAACTGTTCGTACAAAAGATATATCCCCTTCAAAATCCATCTCCTGAGTGAACGTAAGACCAAATTGACTAGCAGTTCTGACTGTCTTAATAACACTCTCAAGTGAGGCATATGTGTTCCTAAAATGCGGATTTCTTTTATCCTCAACGACATGAGGGTTAGTTTGGTGGAAAGCTATGAGTGCCATAGCAATATTATTTTCTTCTTTAGATGCAGTTTCTGTCTGCGAATATCGTGGAATAGGCTTAATTGCCTGACCTAACTGTTGCATAATGTTATCCTCTTACTGTTATTTTTTGCGACTTTGACTTGTATGCCATGACCAAATGCTTCACTCGCATTTTTGGGTACTAGCTTTTTAATTTTGGCTTCGGCATCTTTAAATATTTCATTAGCCCCTAAGGTCTGAATATATTGCTCTGCAAAAGCCTTCCACTTAGGATCTGCCTGCATATCTACTGGCACTTTATCCTCTAAAGGGATTGGTATTTCTGCGGTAGGTATATCGGTTGGCTCTATGTCCATTTCGATACATCCCATAAACCACTTAGCCACGTTGATTAATTTTTCCTGAAAATCACGATCAATTTTAATCTCATGTAGGGATGGCTGATCACCGCCTTTAATAAAGGATAGCAAGCCATAAGGACATTTCTTGCCAGTGGTTTCTTCAACTAAATATGCGTTCCAGTGGATTTGAGGGCTGTAATACCTGATTAAGCGAGGGATAACGTCTTTATATTCCTCATCTCTTTTAGGTCGCCCCATAGTAAATTTAGCATCAATGACTGCTAATTTATTCTTATAGCCTTTAACTACACCATCAACAGTACAACGCATAAATGGATGTTTTTTTCCATTAAATACTTTTTGGCGGTCAATTATGGGTAGCTTTAAATAATGCTCTTGCCACTCAAGATTAGCCTCTTCAGTGATATGCCCCATAATCACTGCCCAAACCATTGTCAGATCATCGGGTTGTATCTTGCCAGTCTTTTGCTGAAATAATTTTAAAATTCGCTCAGGTTCACCTGAAGCTAAGGTGGTTATATCGCTACCACCAATTGTACTTTGACGTTCAGATAAACTTTTTGTGTCTAATCCAAACTTCTCAAAAAATGGATATGCCATAGGTTATCTCCTCCTAATTCATAGAAGAGATTATACCTTATTGGCATATATTGCAATATATTTTATTCTATATTAGATCTAGATCCGACTATTTTATGGATAGCTATAATATCTGAATTTTTAAAAACTTCAGTATTGTCAGGATTTAGGGTTGACAGTTTAAATTGTCTATCACTCACCTCAGCTACTTTTCTTATAAGACCGATTGTGCGGTCACCTGCCTTGATCTGCACCACGACAAAATCCTTTTCTTTTATCTGCAATGTCGGGTCGACAAATAAAATTTCACCATAAAAATATCTTTGCTCCATATTGTTGGATAGCATGAAGCAGGCATAAGCTGAGGACACACCTATTAAATAGTCAGGTCTTGCACAATGGGTGAACATCTTTTTCTGCACCTGAAAGCCTTCCCCGCCATTAGGTAAGGGCAAACCATACATAGGCAAGTCCTCTAGTGGTGGCATCTTATACTCTACTGGTTTTTGGTATATTGGTGAAGCATTTGTAAATAATCGATCTTCATCTACACCGAAAAATTGTAATAATTTATCGAGATGGATACCTAATTTTCTATCGCCACGTTCCATTTTGCTATATTCAGATTGCCCAACTCCAATAGCCTCTGAGACTTCTTTTTGCTGTAGCCCTTTATTGTTTCTCAAAACATAAAGGTTGTTTGGAAACTTCATTGGATTATGTCCTTTTCCTTTTTATTCACGAGACAATGTTATCCATACCCTCGTGGCTTTAGTTAAATAGAATAAATTACCATAGGGTAAGAATATATAAATACAATATATTTTTTATTACCTTGTTAAATGTATTGACTTCAAGAACTTAATAGTTGTATAGGTATAATTATAGTGCAATATAAGTCGACTACAACATAAGGTTAACTGAAGTGAAATTATCGCAATATCTTGTAAAAAATGGAATATCTCAAAAAGAATTATCTGATCTGTTAAAAGTTTCGCAACCAACAATTCATAAGTGGCTTTATGGCAAATCTTTGCCCTCAGCTAAGAAAATGTTGGCAATTCATACCTTCACAAAAGGCAAGGTTAATCTTCAGGATTGGAAAATGTAATGGGAAAATTTTCAAGAGATAAAGGTTATCGGGTTGAAAATAATCTGAGAAAGCAGGCTTTGATGCACGATGATATTGAGTGCATAAGAGTTCCTTTAAGTGGTGGCGGAAGCATTAAATCAGACCTCATACTTAATAAAACTGGTGAAGAGAAGTGGCATTTGGAAGTCAAGTGCAGGGCAAATGGATTTAAATCTATCTATGATTGGTTTGAGGATAATGATGGTTTGGTTATTAAAGCCGATAATAAAAAGCCATTAATTGTTTTAGATTTTGATGATTTTTTGGAGTTAGTGGCTAGACGATGAAGGTTACTCTTTTAGATTATGAAATGGCTCAGGGGGCAAATACTGGTTCTCTTCGGCACATTGGAGCAATCAAGAGAGGTTACAAGAATAAGACGAAATTGCAGTCCAGTTGGAACAGTCACATTGAGGGTGCTTGCGGTGAGATAGCTGTGAGTAAGGCTATGGGAAAGTATTGGGGTGGCTCAATAAACACGTTTAAGGAAGGCGGGGATATTGATGGCACTGGTTGGGAAGTAAGGACACGAAGTAAACAAGGTTATGACTTAATTTTGCGGGATGATGACCCTAAAGATAGAATTTATTTCCTCGTAGTGGGAGTGTGTCCAACCTATGAAATTAAGGGTTGGATTAAGGGTGGCGAAGGTATGTTAGATAGGTTCGTCAATGATTATGGAGACTATGGAAAGGCATATTTTGTGCCTGAAAGTTTCCTCAACAAAATAACAGAAATGGAGGGTTATATATGAGTATGAAAGCATTTTCGTGGGCAATGTCTCAGCAAGTGGGAGATCCAACAACTAAGTTGGTGTTGCTTATTATTTGTGATCATTTTAACGATAGTAGAGGGTTTGCTTATCCCTCTCAGGAAAGACTAGCTGTATTTGCAGAGTGTTCTGAAAGGACAGTTAGAAGGCACATAAAAAGTTTATTAGATATGGGGTTTATTGAGGTCGTATCTACACCAAATTTGGCAAATAAATACACAATCCCTGCCCTAAAAATGGAGAGGACAAAATGTCCTACCCAATCAAAAAACAAAAAATGGGAAGGACAAAACACGTCAAATGGGAAGGACAAGGCTGACCTCCGATCCCTTAATAACCCTTATCTTATATCTAATAAATTAGATATAAGCGACAATTCCACAAAAACTTATGGAGATTTGGTTTATCAAGATCATCTACAGTGGCTTGCAAAACAAGATTGCGGGATTAAATATCCACGACCTTTTTTGGGTAAGTTGAGAGAGATGATTAGGGGTAAATCGGGAATGTCTAATGAGAAGGTTTACGAACATCTTCATAACTTATTTTTGGAAGTGCAGGAAAATCCAAAAGGTGATCTGCAAAGTTATTTAATGGCTTCAGCTAAATCGATAAGTGAAAGATTTGATAAGCCAAAAGAATTAAGTGAGAAGCAACAAAGTTATATTCAAAGTGTCATAGATCAGGTTTATAAGAAGAAAGATATGCCAAGCTATGCAGGCACAGATTTTCATAGGTTAAGGGAAAGGTGCGAGAAAGCTATGCTTGAGGGCAAGATGCAATCTATTTTGGATGAGTATGATATTCGATGAGAAAGAAGAAAGTACCAAAAGAGGAAAGAGTTTTACCTACTCCTGAGTTTCTCAAGAAGCATGAAGTTGTTGAGAAGGAGACTAAGAGAGCGGGTGAGAAGTTGTTATATGTTACTGATCAGTTGTGGATTGATACTTATTTTAAGAAGGGTGTTATCAGCTATGATCAGTATCAGACTGCTCAGAGGTTATTGGGTTTGTATATGGCTTCAGGGCGAAATCAGAGGCTTACAGCGACATTATCGGATAGGTTGGGCGGTATTAGTCTAAGTGGGGATTATGATCGATCTGAGGTCGCTATGATGGATTTTATTAAGGTGGCTAGAAGAATGGGTAAGAGGAGTTTTAGCATTGTTCAGGATGTTGTTATTCACAATTATTCGGCTAAAGAGTGGGCAATAAAAAACCGCAGAAACGAAAAAGCCTCTGCGGAGATATTAAGGTTGAGTTTAGATGATCTAGAGGATGCCTTTAAGAAACTCTCCTGATTTGGTGGTGACTGTCTATGTCATCGTTTAGCTCGTCTAGAAGGCTTTTGAATGATGTTAAACGTCTTGTCAGGTCGTTACAGTGCCTTCTTGATAGTTCGTCTTCTAAGAACTCTATGTTTCGCTTTGTGTAGTCTCTGACTAGCTGAAGGTCGAATAGGTTATAGATCTTCTTCATTAGCTGAATACCACTAGTGCTAGATAGGCAGTTCCAAACATCATTATGAGGAAGGATATTTCGGCTAAACAAGTTAAAATGAATTTCATAGGTTTCTCCAATATTAAATTACTTATTGGGTATATAGTGCATTATATTAGAATATATGTAAAGAGGTATTGCATTTAAGCTCTGTCTTTGGTACAACTTGTATATGATTGAATTAATTGGCACTAGATGTAGTGTTTAGCCTTACAGAGATGTAAGGTTTTTTTATTGGTGCTTCATGCAGTCAAAGAAAAGAAGTTTCGTTGAAGCTGTTACAAATGTCTTAGTTGGATATTTAGTTGCAGTAATTTCAAATTTAATTGTACTGCCTTTGTTTGGCTATCAAGTCAGCTTGTTTGATGGATTTGCTATTGGGGTAGTGTTTACAGTTATAAGTTTAATTAGGTCTTATATGATTAGAAGGGTGTTTAATTACTATGATTAAATTTCCTGATAAAAAATATAATATAATTTATGCTGATCCTGCTTGGTCATATAAAGACAAAGCATTAGCAGGCAATAGAGGTGCAGGCTGTAAATATCCTACACAGTCTGCTGATTGGTTAAATTCATTGCCAGTAAAAAAAATTGCTGACAAAAATTGTATTTTGTTTTTATGGGTTACAATGCCAAAACTTAATGAGTGCTTCGAGTTGATAAAAGAATGGGGTTTTGAATATAAAACTTGTGCTTTTACATGGGTAAAAAAGAATAAAAAATCTGATAGTTGGTTTATGGGAATGGGTAGATGGACACGAGCAAATTCTGAGATCTGCTTACTTGCTACTAAGGGTAAACCAAAAAGAATAAATGCAGGAGTTCGTTCTGTAGTTGATACACGCATAGAAAGACATTCTAAGAAACCTGATTGTGTAAGAGATAGAATTGTAGATCTTTGTGGAGATTTACCAAGAATAGAATTATTTGCAAGACAAAGAGTAAAAGGTTGGGATTGTTGGGGAAATGAGGTTTAAATGAGTAGAAAATATCGTGAAGATGAATGGGTTGAGTTTCTCAAGAGGATTGGGGAAGGAAGATCTGCGAGGGATGTTTGTCATAATGATAAGGATATGCCGAGTTGGAGAACTGTATCTGAGAAGCTGAATACTGATAATGGATTTGCTAGTAGGTATGCTTTGGCTATGGAGAATAGAGGTCAGGTATATGCTGATAAGATTACTGAGACAGTTAGTGATATGTTGGAAGGTAAGATAGATTATAATCAGGCTAGAGTAGCGATAGATGCGTTGAAGTGGCAGTCAGCTAAGTTAGCACCGAAGAAGTTTGGTGATGTGCATAGGATGGAAGTGAAGCATGAGGCAAGTTATTTGGATGCTTTGAAGGAGGTAAGTAAGGTGGTTGAGGGAGAGGAAACCGCTCTACCGAATACATTACGCACACGCAAAGAGGCTCAAGATAAAGACACAATTCAATAGGTCGTTAGATAACTGACCTGACGAAACTCGTTGATATACAACGATTACAGCTAAGGTTAGCCATTATGTTAGCCACATTTAATATTTATTTTACATTTTTGTAGGGATATTTGATCTGACCCCCCCTCAGATTTAGGCAGGGGGCGGTGATAGATATATATACCCCTCTCAATTTCGGTACTGCGAGATCCCCCTTATCTTGCAGGGGCAAGGGGCGGGCATTTGAGCAATACAACTGAAACATTACTAAAATTACGCAACGATCCAGTTTTATTCGTTGAAGCGATACTTAAAGCCACCCCCCAAAAGTGGCAACGTGAAGCCTTAATAGGCATACGAGATAATGATAAAATATCGATTAAGTCGGGTCATGGTGTTGGCAAAACTGCCTTCCAGTCATGGCTTATTCTTTGGTGGCTCTTAACCCATTATCCTTGCAAGATAGCGGTCACAGCTAACACTGCTCACCAATTGAGCGATGTATTGTGGTCTGAGGTTGACAAGTGGTATAGGAGGCTTCCTGAGGGCTTTAAGAACCAGTTAGAGGTAAAGACAGACAAGATCTCATTAAAGGGTGCTTCTGACAGCTTCTGTGTTGCGAGAACCAGTAGACGTGAGAACCCTGAGGCTTTGCAGGGCTTTCATAGCGAGAATATGTTGTTCATATGCGAAGAGGCTTCGGGTATCCCTGATGTCGTCTTTCAGGTTGGTGAAGGTGCTTTATCGACTGAGGGTGCTAAGGTTGTCATGTGTGGTAACCCTACAAGATCTGATGGATATTTCTATGAGAGCTTTCATTCGATGCGAGATAGATGGTTTAACATGACTGTCTCTTGTGAGGATGGCGAGTATGTATCTGACAAGTTTTTGGAAGATATGAAGTCGAAATATGGCGAAGAGAGCAATATTTATAAGGTTCGTGTTTTAGGCGAGTTCCCTACCCAATCTGACGATGTTTTATTACCACTTCATTTAGTGGAAAGTGCAACAAAGCGAGATGTTGAGGCATCCCCTATGACCCCCGTTGTTTGGGGATTGGATGTTGCGAGATATGGCAATGATAGATCTGCCTTAGCGAAAAGAAGGGGTCAGGAGCTATTAGAGCCGATTAAGACATGGTCGCAAAAAGATTTGATGGAAATGGCGGGTATAATCCTGACTGAGTATGAGGCTGTTAGGTACAATGACCGCCCTACTGCCATTTATATTGATGCTATTGGGATAGGTGCAGGACTGGCTGATAGGCTGAAGGAATTGGGATTGCCTGCGATATCGATAGCGGTATCGGAGAGTGCTTCGTTAAAGGACAAGTTCACCCGTTTAAGGGATGAGTTGTTTTGGAATTGTCGTGAGTGGTTTGAGGGCAGAGATGTTCACATACCGCATGATGATAATCTAATTCAGGAGATTACGGGTATTCGTTACAAATATCTTTCTACTGGCAAATTAAAGATTGAGAGCAAGGATGAGATGAAACGCAGGGGTCAGAGGTCGCCTGACGTAGCTGATGCCTTTGTTTTGACGTTTGCGGAAAATGGATCAATTGCAAGTGGAGCGATGAGTAAATGGAACAGTCGGAAACCCCTAAGACCGAACAGTGTTTGGATAACGTAGTTAAGTTTCCTGATAGGGGCGAAAAAGTGACTTATGTAAGCCCTGAGAAGGAAGAAGACTTTGGTTATGCGTTGGAGATATTTTGCACTATGGCGAATGGTGTTCATGTATCCAACAATCTTAGTTGGCAGGACATAATGATTGCGATGATTGTGGCTACTGCCAATTGTGCTGTAAAGGCAGATTTGAGTGAGGAAGAGTTTATTGCGTTTTTGCAGAGGATAAAGGCAGGCGAGTTTAATGATTGATCCAAAATTAAAAAGATTAGGATTGACAAAGTATAATCAGCCTAAACGCACCCCCAATCACAAGACTAAGTCTCATGTGGTTGTTGCCAAAGTCGGGGATACGACAAAGACAATTAGGTTTGGTCAGCAGGGTGTTAAGGGTGCGGGTGCTAATCCAAAGACGAAAAAGGAAAAGATGAGGAAGCAGAGCTATTATGCGAGGCATGATGCTCAAGATCCTAATCCATCAAAGTTATCTGCAAGGTACTGGTCACATAAGACGAAGTGGGCTTAGATATGGCACAAGACAATTTATTTTCTTTTCAGCCTAATTCTATGAATGATACACAGCAAGGTTTATTATCGGCATTTAACCCTTCTGATGCACTCCCTGCTCCACGTTATACGGGAATGTTGCTTCCCATTGAGAGGGATATGTATGGCAATAAGGGCAACTTTGAGTTGGCTGTGCCTCAGTTTTTGCAGGATGCCTATAGCGGAATAAACAAGTTTGGTCAGGCTTTTAGGGGCGAATTAAATCCTCAAGAGCTACAACAACTTGCCTCTGATACTGCCTTTAATGTTGCAGGCGGTGGCTTATTAGGCTCAAAAGTTATCCCAAATGCAGTTCCTGAAGGTTCTTTAGGCATATTTGCAGGCAAGTATGCTAAAACCTTTCCAGTTGTTAATGAGATAACAAACAAAAGAGGTCAAATTTTAAATGACCAAAATCGTTTAATGGGCGAATATCAAAACATTTCTCGTGAACTTACAAAGGGTCGCATGGCACTTGGAGATGAGTTGACAGACGATCTTGTAAAAAGAAAAAGTTTGCTTGCCGATCAAATGCAAGACAACACTTTACAAGTTGGTAAACTAGAAAACGATGTAATAGGTCTTTTAGACAAAAGGCTTGCTGATGAGGGTGAGATAAGTTTTTTTAGACAAACTGATAATGAGTTTGGTAAAGGCTTGTTTAAACTACCTGATAATCAATTTAGGTTTGAGATTGACGACAGACCTGCGAAAATAAAACTTAATATAGCGGATGATAGTCAGGCTTTATTTAACAACATAACTGGCGATGCGTTAGAACGTGTTTTGCCGAGAACAGAAATGGGTGTAACAAAGAAACTTAGTGACTTTTTAGATCACGATGAATTATTTGAAGCATATCCGCAACTTAAAGATTATCCAGTAAAAATTAAATTTGACACAAAAGATGGTGCGAGAGGCTCTTTTAATAGAATTGGAAAAAATATTACTATTAACTTAGCTGATATGCGACCAATGATGGAAGGTTCTGCTACAACTGGCAAAAAGTTAAAGCAAGATATCAAGTCAACATTAATGCACGAAATACAGCACGCAATTCAAGAAATTGAGGGATTTGCTAGAGGCTCAAATCCTGCTGTTAGTAATTCATACGAAGCGGTTTCTCAGGCTGTTAGGCAAAGACAAGATATTATTCTTAAAAATCAAAAAGGTCACAATGCCTATAATTCGGCTAGAGCAGACCTAATAAATTTAGGTGGTGCTGAAAGAATTAAATATTATGAGCAAAAGGCTTTGCAAGACAGCCATCAGCCACGTTTACTTTTTAATCAAAACAATTGGTACAAGTATGGTGGTGACATTAGCAGGGAAGTAAGTCAAGAACTTGGCTATGCTTACAAAAAAAGAAAAAGCCCTGAAAGAGAAAAATGGATTTCAAGAGCTTTTGAAAAACTTGCTGAAAAAGAAAGGGCAGAAATGCCAGTGTCTTCACGTTTAGCTGATACACTTACAATGAAAGAGATAAAAAGTCAGTATGGCAAAGCAAACCGCATAACCAATAAAAATTACCAATCTTTTGCAGATTACAGAAATGCTAGAACAAGTTTAGAAGAAATACAAAACAGCAACAGATATGCCAGTGGTAACCCTGAAAAAGATTATAACATTTATAGTGATAGTTTAGGTGAGGTTGAGGCAAGAGGGGTTCAAGCAAGAGTTGAGCCTGCTAAAAATAATAGATTTATGAGGTCATATTTCCCACCTGACCAGTTTCAACAAGGAAGCATGGAAAGACCACCGCCATTTGGCTTGAAAAACACATTAAGGCAACAAGGCGGTTTTTTCCAAGATTAAATTTACAAAAAAGGGGAAGTAAAATGCAACATTGTGATGTTTGCACTTACGAGTGGAAATGTACTGCTCGATGTAAGTGTTTATTGGGTAAAATTAAGCCTGAAGAGATTGAGGTTGAAATGCCTAAACCTATTCCAGTTCAAACCACTA